GGAGCAGGAGCCGGAGCAGGAGCGGGAGCAGGAGCGGGAGCAGGAGCGGGAGCAGGGGCAGCAGCCGGTGCAGCGGCAGGAGCCGCCGCAGGAGCCGCCGCAGGAGCAGCGGCCTGCACCGGCGCTGGGCGCGAGGGCTGGCGCGTGACGACGCCCTGCACCTGCGACAGGAAGGGCGACGGCTGGGCGCCGGGCGCCATCGACGGCGTCATCGTCGGCGCCGGACGGGCCCGGCCCTGCCGCTGGAGGTCCGCGAACGTCTGGTCCTGCGGCTGGGGCTGCTGGCCACCCTGCCGCTGGGCCGCGTACTGCTGCATGAAGTTGCGCGGCTGGCGCTCCTCCGCAGGCGCACGCCCGGTGGTGTTGGTGCGCCCGGTCAGCGTCTTGGTGCTAGGCAGCGCGCCGAACGCCGTGTTGTAGGTGGCCATGAGACTCTCCGGTTAACGGAGGCGAGAGACAGGCGACACGCCAGACCGTACCGGCGCGACACCCCCACGGACAGGCGACACGCTGGAGCGCATCGGCGCAGGCGCGCGGGGTGAGGTTACGGGCATCGTATCCTCAGGGAAATCGTTCATGCGAAGATAGCCGCCCAGCGAGGTCGGCGGCATGGAGGCGTTGCGCTCCGACAAGCGGCTCTGGAGGAGAGGCGAGAACAGCTGGGCGATCAGCGCCTCCCGCTCCTCCTGCATCCGCTGCCGCCGCATCAGCTCGTCGAACTGCTGCTGCTCCAGCGCCTGGCGCGCCTCCTGCACCGCTACGCCACGCTCGGCCACCTCGTTTGCCGCCGAGGGCAGCTGCCCTAGCGCCATCTCCACCGCCTTCGGGTTCTCCTGCGCGAACTTGGCCGCCTTCTGCACGCCGGTCCCTACCGCGCTGGCAGCGGATCTTACGCGGCTGCGAGCAGGGGGAGCGGCCCGTGTCACCGGCGCCGCCATCGACCCGACAGGCCTGGCCGCCATGCTGGGGCCACCCGTCAGATCCATGCCGCCGACCGACGACCGCGTCATGCCCGGCGTCAGGCGAGGCGTCATGTCCATGCCGGGAAGCTCGGCCGGCAAGCCACCGCCAGCCGCTGCACCCCTGGCCCCGAACAGCCTGCCAAGACCGGACTGCGCGCTCTTGGTCATGGAGCCGATGCCGTAACCCTCAACCGCACCCTGCGCCCCCTGCCCCAGATCGAACCCGATCCCGCGCTGCCCCGGACGGTCGAAGCCCCTGAACGCCGCGTTGACCGCCGCCCCTGCGCCGGGCCCACCCAGCAGCGAGGCGCCAATCGTCGAGGCGGTGCGGATCAGCCCCTTGTTGCGGTCGTACAGCCCCGCCAGCCCACCACGCTTCCGTGCCATGCTAGTACCCTCCCTTGCGCTTGAGGACGACCTGCTTCTTTCCCTTCGCCTTCTCCGGCATCTCCGCATACGCCTGCTTCGGCGTGGCTTCGATGAACTCCTTGGCCACCTTCTTGCTGGGGCCGTCCTTCACCTTCCCGCTCGCTGCCGCGTACATCAAGCGGCTTTGCGCCTTGCTGGTGATCGGCACTTATCGCTCCTTGGCCTTGCGGGCCACGGCGGCGTTATCGACGAGGTTCGGGTACGGCCGCCCCGCCGCCTTCGCCCGCGCCTTGGCCGCTGCCTTCTTGTCGGGTGTCAGCGTCGTGCGGTCCTTCGGCGCCACCGGGTTCTCCTTCTTCCAGAACACCATCTTCTTCGGCATCGTCAGATCCGGTTCAAGGTGGCAATGACCGACGCCGTCGATGGCGCCCAGGCGCTTGCCGCGTTGGTCTGGATCGACAGGGCGACATTGGTGACCGCCCAGTACAGCTCCAGGTAGTCGTTGGCCGCCAGCGTGAAGAAGTAGTTCCACGCCGGCAGCAGGTGTCCGTCGATGGACCCGTGCTTGTTGGGCACCGAGACGCGCCCGGTGGAGCCCGCCACGTCCGTGCCGTTCTTCCGCACCCACACGTCCACGTCCTGGATCTGCGAGTCGGTGTTCACGAACTGCCCGCTCCACATCAAGTTGTAGTCGCCGGCATACGCCACGGTCAGGCGCGAACTGCTGACCAGCGTCACGCCACGCGACACATCCGTGGTGTTGAACGTGATGACCTTGGCCGTGTTGATCGCCGTCTGCGTCTGGTCAGTATAGTCCGAGAACCCGCCGTACCAGTGCGCCCACCCGGACTGCACCCACGCCCCCGCCACGCGGCTGTAGGTGTCCCGCGTGTCGGTGCAGAAGTACGTCGCGCCGTCCGCGATGGTCGTCGGCCGGTTGGCGAACGCGCCCGACTGGACATGGATGCTTGGGTCCGCGTCGTGGGCGTTCAGCGCCGCCCGCAGCACGTTGTCGTTCCCGCGCACGACGTTTGCGTTCACCCCGGCGCTGGACAGCACCGGGCTGGAGAACGTGAGCGTCTGGTGGGTGCCGACGAGTGCCATCAGTAGTTGATTTCTACGCGCACGAAGCCGGGAGCGCCTGTGCGGCTGCCAGCCCCTAGCGATTGAAGGTTGTACCCGCCACCACCGCCAGCGCCGTAACCAGTGCCGGCAGTCGAAGGAGTAGACGTAGAAAAAACTCCACCGTTGCCGCCAGTGCCGCTAATGCCATAGAACGCGCTGCGATTTCCGCCAGCGCCGCCATCTGGATTCACGGCATTACTGCCAGCACTCCCGACACTATCGTCCACTCGCACCCATATCCCACTGACGTTGTACGTCGATCCGCCAGCACCTCCAGTTCCGGGAGCCCCAGACCCGCCACTTCCTCCGTTGGCAGATACGGTGGTTGTGCTGGCATTATGAGTGACGGACGACAGGCCGCCAGGATCTCCGTTGGCACCGTTGATTGTGCCCGGTGCGCCCACCACGATGGTCAACGCGTCTCCGCCGGACACCACACGGGTGGCGCGCAGACCAAGCCCGCTGCCGCCACCACCACCGTAGGTCGTGTTGTTGCCGCCGCCTCCTCCGCCAGCGCCCACCATCGTCACGCGCACGCGCACGGCGTTGGACGGCAGCACCAAGTTGTAGGTGCCGGCCACCCCGTACTCGTACAGGAGGTTGCCCCCCGACATCATCATGCGCGTGGCCAGCATCAGAAGTTCTGCCCAGAGACGAAGGCGTACCACGTCGTGCCCGCGTCCCACGTCGCAAACGTGAAGATGTCCACCTTGCCGTTGGTGCTGGTCAGCGTCGGCGCGTTGCCACCGGCCCACTTCACGCTGGCGCCCCACGTCACGGTGCGCGGCGTGCCATCGGCCGTGAAGGCCAGCGTGAAGCTGCACGCCGTCCCCGACGCGCTGGGGTTCTGGATCGTCAGCGTCGTGATGTTGGCGTTGAGCGACACGCCAAAGACGTTACCGTTCTCCAGGTTGAGCGTCAGGGTGCCGGCGCTGATCGACGGCGTGGTGCGCGTCTCGCCGTAGTCCTTGATGACCGGGCGCAGCAGGATGTTGTCGGCCATCGCCACCTGTCCGCCCATCGTCAGACTCGACAGCGTCCCAACACTCGTCAGGCTGGACGCGGTGACGCCAGACGCCAGCGTGTTGCCCGTCAGCGTCCCAGCTGCAGCCGCCGGCAGGTTCGTCAGGTTCGCCCCGCTTACTGCTGGCAGCACCGCCGGGAACCGCGCATCCGGCACCGTGCCGCTGGTCAGGTTGCTGGCATTCAGGTTGTTCAGCGACGCCGACGTGAGATAGGCGATCTCCTCCCACACCGATCCGGTGTCGTACCACAGGCGCACCGCACCCGTGTCCGTCGTCAGCCACTTGCGCCCCGCCGTGCCGGCTGCCGGGCGCGAGGCCAGCAGCGACGACTGCACGTGGATACCCGGGTCGTCGTCATGGTTGACATACGCCACGCGCAGGGTGTTGTCGTTCCCCTTCACCACCGTCGCGTCCAGCGGGTCGCCGTTGCTAGGGTTGGTGAACGCTGCCACCCCATGCTGCCCTACGGTTTCCGGCATTAGCGCCTCCCCAACGCAAAGGTTTCCAGCTTGAACCGGCTGAACACCGGCAGCGCCGTGCCGGAGTCAATGATCGTGATGTCGATGTAGTACCCCGTGCCGCCCATCTGCACCCGGTAGTTCTTGCCGCCTGCACCTCCCCACTGACTCGCCCCCGTCCACGTCCCGCTGCCCCACACGCTCGCAAACGACACTGGCAGCGTGAAGCCGCCCGAGGTGTCGTCCGACCGATAGGTGACATCGCAGGACTTGGTGCCGTTGAGCGAAGCGGTGACGTAGCCGAAGCGCAGCGCCTTCGCCACGCTGTCGTCCCCGCAGTACATCCGGTGCAGCTGTACGCTCATGCTGACCGTCGTGCCGCCCGTGCCGTCAGCGGCCGCGTTGTCTTTGTTGTACCCGGGCGCATCGCACAGCGACACCCACCCGTCCACGTCCCCGCGCAGCACCACCGGCAACCCGTTGCTGTCCAGCGTCTCGAACAGCGTGGTCGTCGCCGGGCTGATGTAGCCCGTGTCCCACGGCCCGCTCCATGCGCCCAGCAGCGTGTGGTACTGGAACACGCCGATGGTCGGCAGGCTGATCCACAGCTCCCGCGTCCCCCGGTTGAATTCCGCCCGGATGCCGCCGAACTGTGCCGAGGACAGCGTGCGGATCAGCGGCAGGATCGGGTCCGGCGTCTCCACTGTGGCGACCGGCGCCACCTCCGCCTCGTTGCAGCGGTACAGGCCGCGCTCGGAGACGAAGTACGCCACGTTGCCAATGGACACGATGCTCTTGGGTGCGATGGTGCCCACGTCGGCCGTCACGCCCTGGGGCGCCACGGTGATGTCGTCCTGCCCGAACCCCGTCAGGCGTGAGATGCCTCGGCGGTGAAAGATCAGCAGCGAGGTGTTGACGCTGGCCAGCCCCACCACCGTCTCGTCGGCAAACGTCCGCACGACGATCTGCCCGCCCGGCCCGCCGCTACCGCTGTAGCTGGCATCGCTGAACGAGTCGCCGTTGTTGAGCCCGGAGTAGAAGATGGAGTCCGGCGCCCCGCTATCCCCGGCGCCCCAGAGTCGTTGGTTGTGGACGGCCAGCGTGCTGACGTTGAACGCGCCGCCGATGCCCGTCGTGGTCAGCGTCGATGCGTTCCACTTGTTGAGGCTGGACCCGTCCGCGATGTAGACCACGTCGGCGCTCGCATCCCTGAACTGGGCAAACGCTGGCGCGATGGTGGTCGAGAGCGCGCCGGTCTGCGCCGTGTAGGTCCACGGGAAGCTGCCGTAGGTCGCCGTGTACAGCGTGCCGTTGTCGGCCACGACGAGGATCTGCTGCGTGCCCCCGTCCCGGCGCCAGGTGTAGCCGTTCAGGATGTCGCCGCCCAACGCCGACGACGACGTGCGCCGCGTGCCCCCGCGCTTGGTCACGGCGCCGAAGTCCGTCAGGCGCGCGTTCGTTGCCCGGCGCAGCTGCGTGGGGAGCAGCGAGGCCTCGTCGGACACCGTGTTGAGCCCGCCCTGCATGGACGGCTGCTCATCCAGCAGGCGCTCACGGGGCGGCGCGGCGGGACGGAACGGGCTGGTCATCAGCCGCCAGCCCAGTCGAACCGGACATCCGGGTACGCCATGCGCGTCGGGTTGATCGTCTGCCGGCGCAGGTCGTCTAGCAGCGTCTGCCGCTCCTCGTCCGCGATCCGGCGCAGGTTGGCCGCCGCTGACGCCTCCGCGCCACCCTTCTGCAGCAGCTGGTAGGCGCCCTGGTAGACCAGCACCAGATGGCTGCTGGGCGGCCAGTCGATGGTGATGGTGTCGGCCGACAGGTCCAGCAGCGCCGTGGGCTTGTAGTTGACGCCGACGTACAGCCCAACGCCCGTGGCCACCGGCAACGCCTGCAGGTACGACCCGGTCATGTAGTACATCCGGGCGTAGTTCGGCAGGTAGTTCGTCGTGGTGGCCAGCGGCACGTCTTGGAACCGCGTCTCGGTGTACAAGACGTTGCCGTCCGACACCGACATCACGCGGTAGAGGTTCTCCTGGGCGTTGCCGCTGCCGCTGTTGAGCGCCGTCAGCGCCACCTGCCCGTTCACATCGGTGGTCACCTGCCGCATCGCAAACCGATAGTACGGCGCGGCGTTCAGGATGTTCGACCACTCGGCGTCATAGACCGCGTCCAGCACGGTCTTGATAAACGAGTCGGACCAGCGATCCGAACCGACCGCGTCCATGTACTCCCGCGTGTCGCTCACCAACTGGGCACGGGTGATGGCCGGCACGAACGCCTCTCAGGAAAAGTGGGACTACAGCGCCGGGGTGACCTGGACCTTCTTGCCCCGCCGCGTCTTGGTCAGCCCCGTAGGGTCCGGGCTGTCCGTCAGTTCCTTCAACACCTCGTTCACCTGCTCGTTCAGCGCCTCCGTCTCGTTGAACCGGAGGATGCGATCCGCCAGCTGCGAGACTTCCTCCTTCGGGAACGTCCGCATCACGCGGTGCAGGTGCGCCGGAGCGTCGTCCAGCGAGCAGTCCATCGGCAGGTAGCCGACGATGTCGTGCGCGCGCGCGGGATCGACCTCCCCGCTCTGCACCGTGGCCCAGCGCGCGTCGTTCTCGGGCCACTGCCAGCAGATCGCCCAGTGGGTCCCGAGGTGGTCGATGAAGCGCAGGAACAGGTTCGGGTGGACCGCCCGAAGCCGCCGCTGGACCTCCGGCGACGGCTCAGGACGACCCAGCGCGTTCACCAGCACGGACACGGCTTAGTCCTGTACCAGCAGTTCGGCCACACCGACCAGGTCGTCGGGCTGCACCGTCACCGACCCGACCGTCACCAGCGCCAGCCGCAGACTGTCGCCGGGGCGCAGGGTGCGCTCGGCCTCGGTCAGCGTGCCGGTGACGCTCACCGTGATCGGCACGTTCGCCGTCTTGGCGTTGATGTCCACCGCCGCCGTCAGCGCCAGCGCCGTGCCGCCGGTCATCTTGATCAGCTGCAGCGTGCAGCTGGTGGCCGCCGTGGGGTACACCTCGGCCGAGATGGTCAAGCGCGAGACGACGCACGTTGCCGCCATCGCCCCGATGTTGTGGTTCTGCGTGCCAGCGGCCAGCGTGCCGGTGTTGATGCGCCCGCTGGTCAGCGGCACCGGCTGTGTCCCGAACCGACCGGGCCGAGGCATGAAAGCGTTGCCAACGCTCATGGGTGACTCCGAAGAAGAAGGGCCAGCGCGTCAGCGGGGGGCGGCACCGCGCCACCCCCCACCGTTCACGCTTAGATGACGTGCGAGTAGCGCGCCGTGTCGGTGTACCCGGTGATGATGCCGTGCGCGTTGCGCGCGAGGCAGGCCAGGTTCCCGTACCACCCGTAGGTCGTCTCGAACGCATCGCGGCCCTGCAGCCAGCGCCACGGCCCGGCGCCCTCGAACTCGACGAAGCCCCAGTCCTTCGCATCCACCCACGCGAGCGAGGGGATGTGCAGGAGGTAGATGGTGCCGGCGGGGACGTAGTAGTCCTGCACCAGATTGACGCCGCAGACGTTGATCGCCTTGTAGCCACCCTTGATGGTGGTGGCGAACTCGGCGGCCGTGAACCGGCGCTGCGCCACCATCGACTCCATGAGGCGCTTGGCCACGCCCGGGGTGGTCATCAGCAGGAACTCCTGCGGGCGGGTCATGGCGTCCTTGCCGGACAGCCCGTTGATCCGCTGGATGAGATCCCAGATGTCCGACTCGGTCGGCTGGTTCGCGTCCGGGGTGTCGGTCCCGGCGGTCAGGCGCACCGTGTTCCAGATCGGGTAGGACGAGGCCGCCACGCCGTGCAGCGTCCCGTAGGAGCCGCCCCGGTTGGTGATGTTCACCAGCCCATTCATGGCGCTGTTGTACGACGTGTCGTTCGCCGTCGCCTTGACGACCCAGTCCGACCCGGTGGTGCCGGAGATGGTGCCCGACAGGGTCAGGGTGGAGTTGTCACCCGAGACGCTGATCGCAGTCACCTGCGCCCGCCCGCGCACTGCCGGGCCCGTGGGGTTCAGGATGGCGATGGTGTCGCCCACCGAGATGAGCAGCGAGCCCTGCCCGGCGTTGGCCAGCCCGTAGGGGCTGTTGACCACGACGGTGGTCGGCGGGCCAGCGGTGTAGCTGGACACCAGCGCGACGATGCCGTCCGGCTTGTTGTGGAGCGCCTGCTGCATGAGCAGCTTGGAGGCGTCCTTGATCTCCTCCATCGTCTTGCGGAGGATCGTGGTGAACGCGGCCTCCTTCGACTGCGTCCCGACGAAGGCGAGGCCGTCCACCTGGCGCGTGGTGTAGGCGCGGACGACGCCCACGTTCGCCTGCACTTCCTGCGCCGTGGTGTCGTTCGGGAAGTACCCGGCGCTGGAGAACGTGGCGCCCGACGAACGGCCGGTGACCACGTCGAAGAACACGTTGTTGCCGCCCCAGCGCATATTGCGGATGCCGCCCGCCTTGGCCTTCTCCAGCTGGGCGAGGAGCGGGGTGACCTGGTTCTGGACCTTCTCGCGGAACTGGCTGTAGACGTTCTTGAGCAGCCCCGTCAGTTCCGTATCGGTGATGACTGTCGGTGAAGGCATGGGAGTCCCTCCTATGGGACGCTAGCGAATCGTGGAAAGGACGCTGGCAATGGCACTTTCCATTGCCTCGTCAACCGTTGTGATCGGCTTGGCCTTCGGCGTGCTGCGAGCCGGGGCGGCGGCGTTCGAGACGGGCTTGAGCGCCTGACCGATCTGTCGCTTGGCCTTCTGTGCCTCGACTCGCGCCCGGTCCCGCTCGGCCAGCGCCTGTTCCCTGACGGGATCGGTAGCCGACTCGCTGCGGTACTGGTGCATCATCTTCGCCCAGATTGCCAAGTCATCAACGACGTACTTTCGCACAGCATCGTAGCGTGACATGGGGACGTAGGCACTCCCGTCGGGGGCCTGCACCATGTGCGCCTGCATGGCGAGTGCAAATCGTTCGTCCAGTTCCGCCTTGTCGATGGTGGGCAGTGCCTGCGCGATGATGCGCAGGGCTGGCTCCACTTCCTCCCGGTGGAATTGGGTTCCTACTGCTGAAATCTGCTCCATCTGCTGCTGAATCCGCAAGTTGGCCACTTCCTGCTCGGCCCGTTCCGCCCGGCGCTCCGGGCTGTTCTCGCGGCCGTACTGCTCCTGCACGGCGAGGAAGAAGTCGTCGTCGGTCAACAGGCGCTCCAGCTGCGCCTCCCGCTCGGCCAGCATCTCGGCCAGCTCCTCGCGCTGCTGGGCGATGGCCTGCGCCTCCTGCTCGACCAGCTGGACCCGCTCCTCCCGCTCCTGGTTGTACACCCCGAACTGCGCCAGTTTGACCACCTGGTCCAGCCGGTCCTTCCGCACCTTGCCGTTGGCCTTGTACTCGATGACCAGCGCCGGCACCTCCAACTCCTCGCCCTCGGCGTCCTTGAGGACAAACTCGGTCGCCAGCGTATCGGCCACCGGCTCGACCATGACGAAGCCCTCGGGAAGCGCCACCTCCTCGGCGGCCGCCTCCTCGCCCTCCTCCGCCTCTAGGACCGGCTGGTCCAATTCCTCGGCGCCCTCGGTAGGCGGCGCCTCTGCCTGCTCGGCCGCCTGCTCCTGCGTGAACTCAGCGATGGCCGACTCGACCGCGTTGTCCATCGCTGCGCTGATGTCGGACGGCGCTTCGGCGGAAGCGGTGGGTGTTGCGACTGCGGTTTCCATAAAGGGAAGGACTAGGGGGAACTAGGTCTGCCGGGATAAGGCGTCCGCTTGCTGAGCGGCTTGCTCGGCCTCGTCGGTGCCGGCCATCGTCTGCTGCATGAGGTTGGCCACACCGATGGGGGGATTGCCGCTCGCCAAGGGCAGCTGGCCCGGCGGGAGGGCAGGCACGGACGCCGCCTGCGGGCCCTCGCCGGGGCCACCTTGCGGCGGGCCAGCGGGGGCACCGGGGGGCATCCCACCCTGCTTCTGGGCCGCCTGGTTGGCCAGCGCCGTCCACCGTTCCTGCGCGGCGGCGATGATCTCAGGCGACAAGTCGTCTTGCAGCAGAATCTGGCGCTCCAGCACGTCCTGGTGGATCGCCTCGTTGTCCTGCCACCGCATCTCGGGGGGCGCGTACCCCATCCGGATGGCCTCGGCCACCCGCATAGCCCGCGCCTCCTGGTCCTCGTCGGGCGTCCCCAGGTCCTTCGCCACGGCGAACATCTGCCGGCGCCGGTACTCCTTGAGGTCGATCACGCCCGTCTGCAGCCAGTTGTCCAGCAGGTACATCCGGAACGCCATCGGCATCGGCATCATCGTAGCCGGATCGACCTTCACGTCCGACACGCCATCGAAGTCCGTGGCCGACACCGCGCGCGCGAGGTCCGGGCGCCCCTTGCCCACCGCGCCCAGCGCCCGGGGCACGTCGTACCCCCACGCCATGCCGGCCAGCGTCACCTTGGCCCAGTCCGTGAACGCCATCGCCAGCGCGCTCACGGCGGGGCTGAACACGCGCTCCAGCTGCTCGCGGGAGGCGATGATGGCCCGGCCCGACTCGCCCGTCACCTGCCCACGCGAGACGGCGTTCCAGCCGCTGGCATCCTCGAAGGCCGTCTTTTCCAGCGCCAGCGCCTCCTTCACGTCATTGCCGACGCTGAATCCCTGCACCGGCTGGATCGTGTCGTTCATCGGGCCAGCGCCACGGATTTCGATCATGGACGTGACCCCGCCCATGAACGTCTCGGTGGCGATGGCGTTAGGGCGCGTCAGGAAGCGCCCGCCTGCGTTGACGCGGATGTTCTCGACCCACTTGGAGAGCAGCGCGTTGACCCGCATCTGGTGGTCCAGCCACTGCTCCATCACCGGGCGCGGGAAGTACGACGGGTCGCTGGACCCATCGCGCACCGGCACCACGGGGATCACGCCCCACATGAGCCGGTCCGGCCCGAACACCAC